CTTATAGTAATTTTGTAACCAGTTATGGATGGAGCTCTTTTCAATTAGAATACGGCGCACTTTTCAATTAGTATCTACAAAAAAAGTCGTCATTACTCAATATTTCGGATATTCCTGGCATATACTTTTCTCTTAAAATATATCCCCCTATTGTATTTCACCTCAACTATAAATCCCCTACCATACATACAAAAACTCTATTCTTCAAAAAAGAAGAATATGAAAAGACTTAAAAGAATAACCAATACAATCAAATGGTTCTTATATCAAGAACAAAGTAGAGAAAATCTATTATTATGGTTTATTGGGGATATAATCACAACATTCTTTATGTAGTAATTTTATCCGCGTCCTACTTTGCGTGTTGATTTTTTGAAATTCAGTCCGATTGACTCGGCAAACTCTGCAAGAATGGTGCATCCGTCCGGTGCATCATCATGAGCATTATCCCCCTCACGCTTATAATTTGTAAGAGCTTTCATAAAACGCCCGTAGTCAGAACCTTTAGTGTATTCTGTTTCATCGAGGAATGCGCAATGCTTTTTTATCCAGCCGGCTTTCATCAGAATACGAGTTTCTTTATGCTGAGTAGTAGGACGCGCTTGGATAAGACAGGACTTTCTTTTCGTGGTAACAAGTTTACGCACATTGATAGCGAATATACGCCCACCATTGTTTGACTCGATACGTAACTGGTCGCATTCGGTATCTATTACCATTTGTGCCAAGCGTGGCTCCGTAACCTCAACCGGGTCTTTGGTAAATAATACATCTGTGATAAAGTATTTCGGTCCGAATACCTTTGCGAATGGTGCACAGAAATCATCATCACCTTTATCCGCAGTATCACAAGCGCCAATAGTGCCATCAGGTCTTTTACCTGCAATATCGGCGAGTTTAAAGCGCATAAGGGAGGACTTCGGAAATAGTAAACCTTTTGCTTCGAATGGCTCCTGCATATACTCGGCCATCCAAATACTTTCGTCTGTCTCCGAGCGCAATTCAAGGTAATATTCGGTCGTGTGTACATCTTCACAGAAGGACCGTTCGTTTTCATCAAGAGCTGCAATACGGATGATTTCATTATATTTTCCTGCTTCTTCCAAACGCCCAAGTACATCATTGGCAGACCAGCGTGTACCAATGTCAATAAGACAACAGTTACCCTCTATACGAGAATCATGCGTACCTTGTTTCCATGACCATACTTTTTCATTATTGTTATCGGATAAGGCATCTTCCAAGCTCTTGTACAAGTCGTCCGTCATGGCGAGCATGGACGCACCAAAACCGATAACAGTTCCACCAACACCACCGCCAAAATAAGAAACTTGACGGGCTCCCTCAACATTCCAGCTCTTCACATTCTGTTTATCACCTTTAAGATAAATATCCGGAAATATTTCATGAAAACGTTTGGACTTCACAATATCACGGGCATCATAGGAAAGTTTATTATACAATGTATCAGAACAACAGTTACGCATAACTGATTCTTCCGGAAAATGCCCAAGCATCCATGCGATAAACAAAGATGAAATATAAGACTTTCCTGCACGTGGCGGCATACTTACTGCAAGGCGATAGATTATGCCGGCAGAGTATGACTCATATACACGCATAAAAGCTTCTGCAACTTTCTTCAAGAATAAACGCTTTGCAAAAAACTTCGGGTCATAGTATAAACAGAAAGCCCAGAAATCTTTCTGAGCTTCCCGCTTGCGAAGAATTGTTACTGCCTTCGCACGCTTTATAAGAATTTCCCGGTTGCTTTTACTCTTGTTCGCCACGTATTATAGCTATTAACTGTTCATCGGTCATACTTTCAAGTTCATCACCTAAATTCACATTGGTATCAACTTCTTTACGGTCGCGCCATTTTTCCGGCTGTCGGTTCTTTAACCAAAATATTGCAGCCGTTGTGTCCGGTGGATAATGTTCTATATACTCCTTTTGGTCAGTTATACGCCCGTCAGATGTAGCGAATTTGGTTGCTTTACATGAGTAACCAATAGCACGATTATACAAACGAGAAGCTACATTGGCATCAGCCAAATTCTTTCCTTTTTTTAAGGACTCAAGAAATTCAGGGTATTTCTTTTTCCAACTATTGATTGTCTGTTCTGAAACAGAGAAGAATTCAGCAATTTCTTTATCTGTCGCACCAAGCAGACAGAGTTTAAGAACTTGGTCGGAATACTCTTCTTTGTAATCCGATTTACGTCCTCTTTTCTTTTTTTCTGCTGAATTCTTCTTTTCTGTCATAACCAATAACTAACCAAAACTGACAAATTGAGACAACTCATCCTTTAATTCGGGTAAGCCTCCATTATCAAAATAGAAAGAAGAACGCATTTTTCCCTGTTTTTTTACCCCACGCATGGTTTTACACAAGTGTTCTCCCTCCAATACTATACCTATAGCTAAAGGTGGATATTCATCCCCAAGTGCATTCCTTATCATATCAACAATATCTTGCGCCAATCTTTCTTGTATCTGTAAGCGGGCAGCGCAGTAATCTACCACACGTCCGACTTTCAAGCCTTTCTCATAAGCCGCTTGCAATTTGGGGTCGGCATATACGTTCTGTCCCATATTATCTTTCCTCCTTCCGTGTATTGTATTCACGCATCAAATCAAGCTCTATCTTTGAAGTGGCCAGACATGATGTCTCACTGATGGCACTCTCTATGTCAGTTAAGAAATCCCGAAGCATAAAAGAATATTTTTTTGCCCCCTCGTTCGTAATACGGGTATAGGCTTCTGAAAAGTCCTTGCGTGCGGCATTCAAATGTTCAAGTACTGATTGTAATTGCGGGTCTATTGTAATTGGTTTCATAGTGAGTTCTCCTTTCTTCTGTTTTCCTGATATTTTCTTTGTTCTTCTCTTATTCTCTCTTTGAGATATTCCTTCCCTTTGGGAGTCCATACCATATACTCCCTTAATTCTTCATACGGGCCTATAGGCTCATACACTACTGTGTATGTATAACCAAGACCGACGAGCGACTCGTTCAACACCCAGCGTTGCTTGTTATGGTCATACTCTTGTATTTCCATGTATTCGAAAAAGTTATTCAGCAAACGTGGATCAGCATCAAACTCTTTCGCAATCTGCTTTACCGTATAATACTTCCGTTGGCGGGGAGAGATACGCGGTTCTTCCACTATCACATTGGCAGGCGGCAACAGTAGCATATCTCGCTGTCTGTTCAGTTCTTCCTGCATACGGCTGATTTGCGCTGCCATTGTTTGTGTGGCTTCCACCAACTGTTTCAACATGGCAGTATCGGCGGACGAAGGAAGGTTCCGGGTATTCCGGATGGTTTGCTCCATCTTGTTGAAAGCGTCGATATAGTCCAGTTTGAACTGGAGTGCCTTTTGTCCGGTGAAGCCCATAGCCAAAAGGGTGAAACCGTCACGATTCATGATGTACATGGGTTGTTCTTGTTGCTTTCCGCTTAGATAGGTTGTTTCTACAAACATGTTTTTCACTATTGAATTTTCAATAGTGAGTTTTTTAATGGCTTGGATTACATTATAATGCTTCTTACCGAATTTCTCAGCTACAAGCACACTATTAGTCAAAGGTTGCCCTTCCGAACCTTGAAATACTATATCAGTCATGATAAACCTCCTTCCTTGCAGAGAATATCAACACGATTGAAGAAACGAACCAGCCCATGCTGGCAAAGAGAGGGAACAGAATATCGGCAGAACCCGATACGATTAGAGCGATAAACGCTATACATACATTCACAAGTCGGAGAATAAGACTTGTGGTTACATGATGCCCATTGGGTGTGGGCGCACCTTGAATTGAAATCGTTGCCATAGTAAGACGTTTTTTGGCATTATAGACAGAAAAACGGCTGTCACTCCCCGTCGTCTTACACCTCATAGGCAGTGGGCGCATTAACGCTCCACACGGGATGACAGCCGCTATATATTCATGCGACGCATTTAGGCATAAAAAATGCCTGCAGATTGGCAGGCTTCCGCTTGCCTATGAGTATGTAAGACATTGCAAACATACCTACTTTTTCCGAATTGCCAAAGAAAAAACGCTTATTTTCGCCAAAAGAGGGGCAAATAAGCATAGATTATTGTAAAACTTCTGCTATTTTCTGTTTTGCTTCAGATAATTTCTCAATAATAACAGGTAAGTCCTCTTCCTTTAAAAACTTAGCAGAACGAGATGTATAGCTCTTTGTGTAAACAAATGAAGACCATCCCTTTGAACTAGAAAACGCTCCCATTCTAATCCCATCTTTTGACTTATATTCACATTCGGTGTACATCTCAGGTGTCGTCGGCAGTAACTTGTCTTTAATATAAGCTAAGGATTGCATGCAAGCATCGATTTCATCAGCATCTAAAGTACCGATATAGTCATCTTCTGTTACCGACGAGTAAGTTTTCAGCCTTAAACAAGCAATTTTCTCCTGTTTAAGTTCATCAACCATAAGAAGGACTTCAAAATTAACGCCTTTAACATCGCCAATCGGATAGAACACTTTAGTAATCAATGCTCCTTGCCGAGATGAAAACGCAACAGCCTTACTGTCTGATTTGTCTTTTTCTAAACTTTGTGCAAAAGCCGGAATTGCTAATACCGCAACAAGCAAACTAAATAAAAACTTTTTCATAACTTATACTTTTAAAATTTTAGCAAAAGTATATAATTTTAAATCAAAATATGCTTTCTCCATTTATTTTCTTTCGAATCAGTTCCTGTACTTTGTTATAGATTTCATAAAGCTGCTTTAAAGATTCCTTTCCCGGCCAGTCCGAAAAATTTGCATCTTCAAAAAAACGATATTCAAAGACCCTTCGCGCCAAAGGACTCAAGTCCAAATCCTGCAATACATCGCGTACCTGATGGAAACGACTAAGAAGAAGTTCGTTCTTATCGACTGATTCTTCTTTCACATCCTCAATTTCCAACCGCGAATAGTCCACGTTCTGATCCACCGGCATTGGACGATATTTGCTCCGATAAGGTGAAGTGTCTGAAGTTACATTCAGTTTTATCATCTTCAACACAAAGAAATCCAATTCCGTACAGCCGTTTTTCTTTGCGGAAAGAAGTTGCTGCAGTTTAGCATCATCCTTTTGCAGCAAAGAACAAAGCACCTCATTCAACACGTCGTTAGCCTCATCCGGAATACCGGCCAAGCCACAATGATAGACCGCATAGTCCAACCAGCGTTCATATCTCCGTCCTATATATTTTTCTACTAATGCACTTGCCATAAGCTATAAAGTTGTTATCTTTGTGTGTTCTGAGAAAGCTTTATAGCTTACTGGCGGTCGGTAGTGGTGTATCGGCCGCTTTTTTATGCCTTACTATCCTCCCTGCTTTTAGCAATATTATATTCACACAAATATCTTCCGATATCCCTTTCTGCAATATCAGCCGGAGGAACATTAGCACCATAAATCTGGCGTAGGGCATCGGCATCACCTCCCCACGCTTTCCATAAGACATGAGGATTATAAGCATCAGGTAAACGAGGAAAGAACCTACAAAAAGCTTCATAGTTTTTCTTGGCCTCCTCCGCTTTCTTTCTTACTTCCAAAGTCCCCATAACAATCCCCTTTGTAAGATTCTCTAAACGAGAATATCCTTTTTCCATCTCTTGACGCATCTTCGCACTTTCCTGTCGTTCTATTTCCTGACGCCTATCCCGGCAGAAATTAGATAGGGCTACCATGATTGCCTGATTATTAATTTTGGTTCCCCAAACGAATTGTCCTCTACTGCCATTCTTCAACTGGGAAAAAAATACGCATAGTTCAGCCAAATTTAAAAAATAATAACTTGACAGAATAGAAAGAGCCGTTTCTGCCAATTGTGTATCAGTAATCTCAACACCAGCATATCGTAATACAGACTGCAGATGATTAACTATAATGTGTACAGAAGTCGAGTTATCAAACACCGCACTTACATCCGCAAGCGTAGGAATATTATCAGCATTCACCACATCTCGAAGCGCTACAGCACAGTTCAACTGAGCTGTTGTTCCACTCCATTCAGCGACCAATTGGGATGCTGTTGACGAAATCTTCAAGAGTTCCTGTCTGATTGTCAAGCCAATCCGGTTTTCTAGGACTGATTGCCTCAGTTGACTTGGACTCACTACTATATCCAATTTTGTTTTTATCAGTTCTCCGTTCATTTTTTTCGTTTTTAAGTTCAATTTTCAGCCAACTAGCAAAGTGAGCCATCGCATCTTTAGGAGATTTCGATGTCTCACCTTTGTTCTGTTGCTCCATAAAAAATATCTCCAGATACCTGTAGAAAGCATCCAACGTAAAATCCTTATACCCCGAAGAACGAATATTCATTGAAACCGTTTCCGCCCATGACTGATTTGATTTCAGTTCTTGATAACAATCCTCTAAAGGCTTACCAAAGAAAGTATCTTCCGGAAACAACTCTCCTACACATGCGCGCGTATTTGTGTGAGAGTATTTTCTTTTCTTTACTTTACTTTGTTCATTATCGCCCCCATTAATGGGGTTATTGACGTCATTAATCGAATTATTGCCGTCAATAACCCAAAAATCAGGAATTATTTCAATGTCTTTTCGTTTGGAAGTACAACTTTTAAACCGATTTTGAATACCACGAGAAGATAGGATATGGAACTTATTATACAGAGCGATATCGAAGAATTCAACCTGCAACGCCTTCTTCACTACTTCACTTACAGCGCCCTCGGATACCCCAACCATGTCAGCAATATCAAAAGGCATTTCTTCGTCCCACAAGATGTAATACCCTTTATCCTTGTAGATATTACACAGCAGGCAAATTAGTATAGTGGCGGAATTCGGGCCGCAAGCGTTCATTATCTTACGAACTTTCCTATCGGACAGGAAATCTGTATCCAATGGAAAATAATCCAATCCCTGTTTTAACGGTCTTGCCATATCTTAATTCTCTTATGCTATCATCCTCTGACGGATTAATCCTATATTATTATTCACCAGCTTTACTATGCTATCATGGTATTCTGTGTCTTTATTGCAGACACCACGAGATTGGACGATACTGAATGTCTTTAAATTAACTTCAACCGTTTCAATATGCTTCTTGCCTATCCGGGCAGAAAGGATAAGAGAATCCTTCTTCTTGAAATATTCATTTGAGAAGACACAATGGTGCATAATTTCTCCTTCTTTCTTAAATTCCTCAAGGCTTTTCAACGGTATCACCACTATCTTACCATCCGACAGTTTCAAATCAAAGAATTTCGATTTCTCCTTAATGTAGTCTTCGGCATATTTCTTAAGTTCAAGCAAACGCTGCATATCACGTGCCTTGCGTGCCTTTTCATCATCACGCTTTTTCTTTGCCACATATAAGTCATGGGCTCTTTTCAGATTCGTAGGGCAAACATAGTAAGCGTTATGCAGGTCTTTATGATAACGTGCCAGCAAGTCCAAATAATCAAACCACATCGAAGCATCCTTTATCTTATACTTGTTCCGAAGACAGATTTTTATAGAAGGCCAATAGCTGCTCACTTTATAACGAAGACTGTACCAATGACTCAATAAATCATACCGCTTTGCTTTAAGAAGCGTTTCGAGTTTAGGATTAACAGGAATGGCATTAATTGCATCAAGAAATGACAGTCCATGAAGTCTGTAATCTATTCCCATCCTTGTGTATTGCGGTTTGAATACAGAATCTGGATGGTACTTATCGCAGTAAACATCATTATCTTCGATATAATAATACGATCCCACAGTCTTGTTACGAATTTCAAGATTTCCACACCAACCACTACAGCCCGTATTTCTTGCAAGAGCCATCACTTCCCGTTTTCCATCGTCTTTAATCCAATGTTGAAGCACTTCCCGAATAAAATAATGAGGTTCCCTGCCTTCACGATAATAAGCATATAGTTCAAAGCATCGGATAACCTGGAACTCTTCACATATATCTGCCTTTCCTATCCTTATAAATTGCTGATTAGTACGTTTCCTCGACCATTCTATTTTTAAGGATGCACCGCAATGAGGACAAACGGCACGCTTGCGATTTACAAGTTTTGTAGAAAAACGTTCTCCACATTCCATACATACGACACGGGACTTGGTAGCATATCCTATATGGTCCAGACAATCATTATTAGCCCACTCAGTTATCATACTTTTTATATCGGGTAGCTGGCTACTCAAACCAACTACCCTAAATTGTAATTTCGTTCTCGGTTTCATAATCCTTCAAATAATGAGAATTGCAAAGAAGATGACTCGTTTTTCTTTCCTTTACGCCTGCTCTTCATTTTTTCCAGGGAACCGGTTTCTTTTTGAGGTGCAGCACCCACATCACTTTTAGGTGCCTGAGAAGTGGCTGCTTTGTAATTGGTCTGCTTACTAACCTTAATGTCGTCTTCATCATAGTAATGTACTGCAAGACCGAAAACCTCATCGTCAGACATACATACGGCATTACCGCGTTTCTTTGCCTCACTAAGAATATAATCAAAACATTCGTTTATATTCTTATTAGGTTTCGCATATACACTAGCGAAAAGAGGGTCATTCTTCGCCCGTTCTTCCAAATACGATTGGATGATCTGTTTGGGTGTCTTAGTTTTTTCCATAGCATTAATTATTTATAGACATCGGCATTAATAAGTAAGTAAGGCTGCGTTCTTCTTCATCGCAGCGAGATAAAACAGCCGCTCTTGACGGGTCCGTCATGGATATAGAAATGTCTTCCGAGGGAATACTATTCACAAGTTCTATCAAGAAACCGCTCTTAAATCCTATCTCAATGGCTTCACACCCATCCTGCAAAATTACAGTTTCTTCCGCAGACTTGGAAAAATCGAAATCATGGGCAGTTATAAGCAGGGAGCTCTTATCAAATTTTAGGATAACCAAAGAAGAAGACATATTGCAGAATACCGAAACACGCTTTAAAGCCGCCAATAAGTCATTTCTTTTTAGAACTACTCTCTTGGACTGATTTTGAGGAATGACCGCACGATAATTGGGATATCGTCCTTCTATCATTCGGCACACAAGCCGATAAGAGTCAAAATCAAACTGAACATTAGTTCTATTCACTTTTACTTCCAATTCCAAGCAATCTTCCGGAACCAGATTGGAAAGCAATTTTGCAAACTTGCTCGGAAGAATAAATCCGGCGCGCTCCTTACGTGTATATGAAGCCGGCAGTTCAACCATTGCCAACCGACTGCCATCTGTACCTACATAAGAAGTCTTTTCCAAATCTATGTCAAAATAGACTCCGTTCATCGTAGGACGAAGTTCGTCATTTGCACTGCAGAACTGAACTTGGCGAACCCCATACAGCAAGTCATTACCTGATAGCAGAAACGAATGACTACTATCATCAATATTCATTTCCGGATATTGCTTGCCATCCTCAATAGGCATGGTGAATTTTCCGTTTGCATACTTGACTATCATTTTCTTTTCATAAATGGAAATGGTTAAAGGCTGTTCGGACATTTCTTTTAAACCATCCAATAATGTCTTGGCACTTGCCAGAAAAGAACGGTTTACGAAATCCGCCTTGCCATCCACATTGGTAGATATGCGGCCACCTTCCTCACCGGCCGTTACTTGAATAAAGCCTGATTCGTCAATGACAAACAAAAAATTGTCATAAGCCGGCAATGTGTTCTTTGGCTGAATGATTCTGCCTACTGATTTCAGTTTGTCTAATAATGCTGTTTTTGAAACAAGTATTTCCATGTGTCATTTGTTTTATGGCACATAGCAAAGAGAAGAATGTGTTAGAAGTGAAAAATGGGGTCAATGTAAAAACCTGAGGGGTAATATTTGTAAAAATCCTATCTTTGCATAAAACTAACTCAGAAATCTTATGGACAACA